AAGAGCAGAAGCTGATGCATATGTAGGAAGAGATGAAGTTGCAAGTCAAATTAATTGACCATATGGGTTCTGACCTAACAGTAGTAAATGCAGCTCGTGTATCATTTGCAAAGAATTCAGAATGGGAAGCGATTCCAGAAGGCGGTGAAATAGAAGGATTACTTTCACTTGCAGATGAAAAACTTATCAAGTTTCTTGCAAAACACAATCATTGGAGTCCATTTGGACACGCATCTATGCAGTTCCATATTAAGGCACCAATTTTTGTTGCAAGACAACTTGTTAAACACCAAGTCGGTTTGGTGTGGAATGAAGTATCCAGAAGGTATGTAGATGACGAACCAGAATTCTATACACCTAAAGAATGGAGACTTAAAGCCGACAATGTAAAACAAGGTTCTAGTGATGAAACTATTGAATACAATATTGATGGTGCAATGCAGTTTGTTACACAAACGTATCATAACTTGTTACGAGAACAAGTTGCACCAGAGATGGCAAGAATGGTTTTACCACAGAATTTATACACTGAATGGTATTGGTCTGGTACACTGATGGCTTTCGCAAGAGTATGTAATTTGCGTTGTGCAAAAGATACTCAATGGGAAACTCAACAGATTGCAAATCAGATTGATGAAATTGGTCGTGAACTTTTTTCATATTCATGGAAAGAATTACGAAAAATGACTTGACTTTTAAGTTAATTTAGTGTATAAATAAGGTTATATTATGAATAAAGTGAAATTAACATACGATAACATACGATAACATACGGAGAAAAAATATGTCAGTTAGTACTCTACGCAAGTCCAATACTTTGGACAAACTTCTTGCACAAGTTCAATCAGAAAGTGCTCCCCAAGAAAAGAAATCCTATGTGGATGAAAGGTTGTGGAAACCAGAACTAGATAAATCTGGTACTGGACAAGCAGTCCTACGTTTCTTGCCTGCACCAGATGGTGAAGAACTTCCTTGGGTAAAGGTGTTCAAACACGCTTTCCAAGGCCCTACTGGTAAATGGTATATTGAGAATTCACTTACCACTATCGGTAAACAAGACCCAATGAGTGAACACAACACTACGTTGTGGAACACTGGTCTTGAAAGTGATAAAGAACTTGCAAGAAAGCAAAAGAGAAAGTTGGAATACTACTCAAATATCTATGTAGTATCTGACCCAAAACACCCAGAGAATGAAGGAAAAGTGTTTCTATTTCGTTATGGTAAAAAAATCTTTGATAAGATTATGGCTTCAATGCAACCAGAGTTTGAAGACGAAACACCTATTAACCCTTTCGATTTCTGGGAAGGTGCGAACTTCAAGTTGAAGATTCGCAAGGTTGATGGTTTCTGGAACTATGATAAATCAGAGTTCGATAGCGTGACTGCTCTTGCAGATAGCGATGAGAAACTTGACGGTATATGGAAATCTCAGTATTCATTACAAGAGTTCCTTGCACCAACCAACTTCAAGTCATATGATGAGTTGAAGAAAAGGTTAGATGATGTTCTCTCTGGAACTATCACTGCATCTGCTGCCTCTATGATGGACGAAGATGTTGTTGAAACACCACAGTTCAAAGCAGAACCACAACCGACAATTCCAAGTGTTGAAGAAGATGATGCTGATACCATGTCTTACTTTCAAAAACTTGCGAATGAGTAGGGTGACTCCTCAATAAGTCCGTCCAGACCCACGGTTAGGTAAGGGGGAGAAGGGAGAGTAGAAATACTCTCCCTTTTTTTATTTGCATAAATAACTCTAGAGAGTGAGAGGTGCAAAACATGATAGACCCTATATCAGCCGTTGCTATGGCGACAGGCGCATTTAATACCATCAAAGCTGGTTTTGCCGCCGGCCGAGAAATAGAATCTATGGCAGGAGATTTGTCTCGCTGGATGGGTGCTGTTTCTGATATTAAAAAGGCAGAAGAGTATAATCGAAAACCACCACTATTTAAAAAGTTATTTCAGTCTGGTTCTGTAGAAGAAGAAGCTATGCAAATATTCATGGCTAAGAAAAAAGCAGAAGATATGAGAAATGAACTGAAACAGATTATTTCATTTACCAGAGGCCCATCTGCTTGGGAAGAGCTCTTAAAGACCGAAGGGGATATTAGAAAGAAACGGCAACAAGCAATCTATGACCAACAAGAAAGACGTAAAGTAGTATTAGAAATAATTGCAGTTATATGTCTTGTATTAGTTATTGGAGGGTTTGTAATCGGTCTTATATGGATTGGGATGAATAGATAAATTATTCATGTATACCATTTGCATCTTGTAATTGTTGTTGATTAAATGAATTTTGTTGATTATTATTTTGTCTATTATCACTGTATTGTACAACCGTCTGACCACCACTATTACCTTGTGTTTTAAGTAACTCTAACTCTTCCATAGCTTTTGCAAGGTCTTTAATGTCTTGTTGTCTACCAGATTCAGTTTCATACCAACTATCTTTTGCAACATCTTTTTGAAGTTTTTCAATCTCTGCAACTTTATCTGCAATTTGTTCATCAGCAGTTTTATCACCAAACCCAAGTAAATCCAAAACCTTACCAGCGCCTGGGATTGATTTTACAATACTTCCAAAGTCAAAATCTAATAAACCAGTAAACCATTCAAATATAGCTCCAACTGCATCTGTAACTAGTTTACCAATTGAGAAAGATTCACCGTCTGGTGCAGACCAACCAAATAAACCCATTAACCAATTAATTGCAAGGTTATATGGTGCAAGAACAATATCAATAAATTTAGCTACCGCTGTTCCTACGTTACCATCTTCAGGCCATGAGAATAAATCTTTTACCCATTTGACTGCTGAACTAAACGCATTTGTGACTGATGATAATAAATTAAATTCTGTTTCTGGGTCACTCCATCCAAATAATCCTAGTAACCAATTTACTGCAAGATTAAATGGTGTGGTAATAAGGTCAAGGAAACCACCTTCACCAACAAGACCAGTCCATAGAGTTGTTAATGCGGCTACTGGGTCTGTAAATAATTTACCAAACCAATCGAACATTTTTTTACCAAAATCAAAGACTGCACCAATACCATCTGTAATTAATTGAGAGAAACTAAACGATTTGAGTGCTTCAGCTGATTCATCAAACCCAAACATACCCAACATCCATGCAACTGCACTTTTTAGTAAATCAAGAGGCATACCAATAATAGAAGTAAGAAGACCAGCAAGACCACCCTCTAATGCACCCAACCAACCATCATCTTCATAACCAGCGACTGCACCCTTTACAGTATCAAACAATGTCATAAGTACGGTAACTGGTAAGAATATTTTACCAAGTACAGTACCAACAGTTCTTGCAAAAGTTTGTATTGCACCAAACCCTTTCATAAAACCTTTCATACTAGAAAGACCACTTTTAATTGTACGAAAGATTCTTGATACTCTTCTACCAAATCTTTTTATACCATTAATAACACCAAGTATAGGTCTTGTTGCTCTACCAAATGTTTTCTGCAAATCTTCAAACATTGCAAGACCTTTAAAACCTTTAATATCACCAACCTTAAAAAGATTTTTAACAGTATCAAGAAATGTATCAATTGTTTTACCTAGACCAGTTCCTTTAAATTTAGTACCTAAATTGTTAAAGAACGCCTTTATTGGTGCAAACGCTTTACTTAATCCACCTTTCAACAGTGTATCTAAAAACTTTACTTCTTTTACAAGTTGAGCAAAAAATGCACTAATCATTGTAAATGCACCAATACCAATACCAGCAAGAATACCAGCGATAGGATTATCTACTGCTGTTTTCAACATACCCAAAAGACCATCTTTCATTGCAAAGATACCATCACGAATATCTTCAAACAAAACAGTTTCTTTTTCTTTATCTCTTGCGTCTTGGTTAATTTGTGCTTGTTCAGCAGAGTCGGTATTCCTATCTGCCTTGAAACCAGCAGTAAGAGGTTTTGATACAGCAGAGAATAACTTTTTAGTAATACCAACGCCTGGAAGACTGCTGATGCCGGCTTTAATTGCACCAAGAGGTGCTAGTAACTGGTCAGTAAAAGGTTTGAACTGGTCTTTCAGTTCATCTTTAATGACTCTTGCACCTTCTACTTGACTTTGTTTAATACCGTCAATTAAACCTTTATTATTCTCTGCCATTTAATTGTCCTATTTCTTTTTGGTATATGCTTGTGTTCCAAAGAACGCAGCTACAATTGCAGCTACTGAAACAAAATAAGTTGCAGCCATGTCACCAAGTATTTTTGATGCTTGGTCTAATCCAATCAAGTTTGCAAGTACAACTGCAAACGGATATAACAACATACCAAATAAAGCAAACCACGCCATTGAGCGCTGGGCATCTCTCATTGCATCTGCATCTTCAAGTTCTTTACGTTTGAACTCTAAGAACATCTTATGTTCAACATCAGATACCTTACCATCACCATTAGTATCTGCTGGGTGGTGTTTTTTTACTTCTTCTTCAGACATTTATCTATTCCTTTTCTCTCTCTCCATTTTCTCTTTCTGTTCCTTAACATATTGAGACAATAGACTTACATAGATTTCCCTTTCCCACGGCATCATATTATCAAGTTCGGTTAAACTATAACTATAATGTGTCATCAAATTAAAGTTAGTCTTAAAATAATTGCTCAAGGAATCATGTGAAAGGGCTAACCTAAAAAACTTTGCATCCCCTCAAGTGCAATTTCATTATCAACACCAGTAGTGGGGTTGTGTACTTTTACAATATGCTTTAACTTAGGCATAGTTGTAAAAAAGTCTGTTATTTTTTGAAACTGGTCTGTTGTCATTTGTTCAATAAACTCAGTTAATTCTTTTTTACTCATGTCATCATATACTTCTTCTTCATCAAATACATTTTCTAAACAATCTTGGATAATACCAAATGTACCTTGTGCAGTATCCATTTTTGTAAGGTCATATCCCATCAATTGTTTCATTGTAGGGTATTTCATTGTCAAACCAATTTTATCTGTAATCATAACAATATTAGTATGACCTTCTGTTTTAATAACATTAATATCCTCAAGATTGATTTCAACTGGTACTTTTGTTTCTCCATCATCTGGACAAGTTACGTTTACATTTACAGTTTCACCAACCGATTTACATCTAAGTTGTAAAAACATATATTCAATATCAAATGTTGGTAATAGGTCAATCCTATCATCCATTTTACCAAATGTGCAATTCCTAATAATGTCTGCAACTGCTTTTGATTGTGCAGAGGTATCTTTACTCTCTTGCGCCATCATTAAGATTTTTTGTTCTTTAACCAAAAACGGTCTGAACTCAATTTTTTCCCCAGTTGATGGTAATACCATCTCATAATTTGGGTTATTCAATACGGGCAACGCCATAATTTATTCTCCTATATTAATAATTAAAATAATCGCCTTATAACTTGTGGTAGTCTGGATTGTACGTTTCTAAGAATAGAATTCTTAATAATATCTTGCAATGTACTATCTAGACTTGCCTTTTCTGGTTCAGTTGCAATATTTCTCCAATATCTATATGCAAACTCAACCGAAATTGTTTGTATAGCATTTGAGTTACCATGTGCATATGGTAATGCACCTATAGTAACTGGAAACACTTCTTCTAACTTACAACCGTAAGTTCTTTCATCTTGTTCATTCAATTGATAAATTTCAATTGAACCAATATATTCCTTATAATAATTAATATTATATGTATCTGGATTATATGTAATCTTTTGCCACTCTTCAAAGAAATATCTTTCTGCAAGGTCTGAACCACAATAAAAATCTGCACTCACTGGTGCAAAGGTTTGTCCTTGTACTATTTGATGAGAGGGGCCGTATATGTTACCATTCATCTGTGTTCTTAAAGTTCTGCCTGGAATAGATATTGAACTACAACGAAATGATATTCTTCTTGCAGTTTCACCATGTAGTTGTCCAACAACATTTGATGCCATTGCAGAAGACCCAGAATCTTGTGCTGAACCTTGTGTAACACCAGTTGGTAACAATATAATAACTTCATAACGATTTTGTTTTGCATATCCATCTCTAGATGCATTATGTTGTAAAAACGCATTTAGACCACCGAATACTGCACCACCCAAAACATTTGAAAAGTTAAATTTTGCCATTAAATCATCTTCCTAGAGTCTGACCATACTTTAGCATCTGATGCTTTCTTGAACCTTTGTACTGGTAACATAATCGCAGTTAAGTTATCTTCTGGTTCTATCTTTAAACACATTGACCTTAAATATCCAAACAAATACCTTTTAATAGTAGGT